CAGACCTTAATTATTTTTAGTAAATTTGTGATATGAAAGTAAATAACTATAACGTAGTACCGCCAAATGTTAATTGTACCGTATTCGGTACAGATGAGGCAGGAGCTCAAAAGAATTTCAATGTACAAGCTTTATTGGCATTAAATGCTACGCCTGAGGTTGTCGCTACAAACTTATTGACGTCTCATACGATTACTAGAACCAACACATACTTCACAGGAACAGCAGGCGCATCGTTTGCAATTACTTTTCCGGCATCTAACTCAAATTTAGATGGAGCTAAGTATGTCGTAATGGCAACAGCTACTCGTGCTACAACAACATGGATATCAGGAGGCGCTACATTTGTAGGCGCTCCAGCAACATTAACGGCAAACACTCCAGTGTGTTTCCAATATAACCACGCCAACGCAACTTGGTATATATCAGCATAATTTAGTACCTTTACACCAAATCAAATCAAATGGAAACAAAGAAAATAAAACAAGATCAGCTAGATCGATTGATCGATGCTAACAGAAAATTCAGAGACCTTAAGTTTAACATTGCAGATGCAGAGATTAATTTCGAGCGTTTGAAAGTTCAGAAGGCTCAGTTAATGGCGAACATTGAAATCGCTGCTCACGACCTATCTTCCGTTCAGGAGGAGATCTACAATGAGTACGGTGACGTACAAGTTAACCTACAAACAGGTGAATTTAATTAGAAAGATATCAGTTGGTCCTGACTACATGAAGTGCATGCACTATGTTGTAGGACAACGCGTTCTCAGAGATGAATACGAGATCGAATCTATTATCAAGAATGATGATAGTTCAATTTCTATTTGGATCATACAGGATGGCGCGATTGTCTGCTGGAAAAACTTTACGGCAAATATGCCAATCTCAATTGAGTACAAAATAGATTTCTAATGAAAGCTCCCTACTGCTTCATCATAAAGCCGGTTGGCTTGAGGCGGTACGACAACATAAGACAATTCGGAGACTCCGAGTTTATTATTAGTACCTCTCAGGAAGACCACCGCGTATCTAATAGATTCGCAGAGGTTGTCTCCGTTCCTATATATTACGATGGTCCAATCCAACCGGGCGATACTGTCTGTGTGCACCACAATGTTTTTAAGTTCTACTACGACATGAAGGGTAGGCAGCGTAGTAGTTGGCATCACTTAATTGATGACCTATTTATTGCTGAGCCAGATCAGATTTATCTCTTTAAAAGAGGTGAAGAATGGCAGGCTCCAGATCCATTTGTTTTTGTTAGACCAATTGAATCAGAAGACCGAATGTTTAATCAAACAGGCGGCCTAGAGCAGATGTGGGGTGAGTTGGTATATAAGAATGAGAAGATGGATGAGGTTGAGCAAGGAGACATTGTTTCCTATACCCCCGACTGCGAGTATGAGTTTAAGATTGACGATGAGATTCTTTACCGAATGTATAACCGGAACATATGTCTAAAAAAATAGAGATTGTAGAAGCAGCTAAGCAAGCAATTGATGAGTTGATCAAAGTACTTAAGTCGCCTATTATTACTCACGCTGAGGATGATATATCGGCAGATAAGATGAAGAACGCTGCGTCAGCTAAACGTCTAGCATTTGAGGATGCTATGTATATGCTTACAAAGATTGAGGAGGAGGAGACTAAGCGAGACCAACCAGCTGAAGTAACTGCAGGTAAAGGTGGATGGGCTGAGGGAAGGGCTAAGACAAGGAATGGAAAATAAGTTATACTCTATACTAGATAACTATGTGCAGCGTCAAGCTGTGGTAGCTAAGAATAAGAATAAGTCTTGGAGCTATGGCTATCACCCAGAGTATGACCTCATAGTGATATCAAAGGATGGTACAATTGGTCAAGTATATGACATCAATGGCTTAAAAATTGCTATTCCGGCTACACCAAAAGAACTAGAGAACACAAATAACAGATGGATTGCACAAGAGTATCCTGCTGAACTTCAAAAGATTAAGTCAATATTTGACTGGAATAGAAAGGATAACTCATTCAAATCCAAGTATGTAGATAGCATCGAGAAGGAGTTTGATCGACGCGAGCATGGGCATTGGTTTATGAACAACGGTCAACCTACCTATCTTACCGGAACGCACTATATGTATTTACAGTGGACTAAGATTGACGTCGGTCTACCTGACTTTCGTGAATCCAACCGGATATTCTACATATATTGGGAGGCATGTAAGGCTGACAACAGATCGTTCGGTATGTGTTACCTAAAGAACCGTCGTTCAGGTTTCTCCTTCATGTCGTCTTCTGAGACATCAAACCAAGGTACAATTGTCCGTGACTCTCGTCTTGGAATCCTATCTAAAACAGGATCTGATGCTAAGAAGATGTTTACCGACAAGGTTGTACCTATTGTAAGAAATTACCCCTTCTTTTTCAAGCCGATCCAGGACGGTATGGATAACCCGAAGACGGAGTTAGCCTTCCGCGTTCCTGCGAGTAAGATTACTCGTAAGAACATGGATGAGGAGCGCGAGGATGACATAGAAGGGTTGGATACTACCATCGACTGGAAGAACACAGCTGACAACAGTTATGATGGTGAGAAGTTATTGTTACTTGTACATGATGAGAGTGGTAAGTGGGAGAAGCCTGAGAACATTCTAAACAACTGGCGAGTAACAAAGACCTGTCTTCGATTGGGATCTAAGATTATCGGTAAGTGTATGATGGGATCAACATCGAACGCACTATCAAAAGGTGGTGAGAACTTCAAGAAACTATTTAATGATAGCGACCCTAGACAACGATCTGCCAATGGTCAGACTAAGTCAGGATTATATGCCTTATTCATTCCTATGGAGTGGAACTACGAGGGTTATATCGATGAGTATGGTTGGCCTGTATTTGAAGACCCAAAGAAGCCGGTAAAAGGAGTCGATGGTGAGATGATTTATAACGGTGTAATTACCTATTGGAACAATGAGGTAGCAGCGTTAAAGTCTGATGCTGATGCACTCAATGAGTTCTATCGTCAGTTCCCTCGCACAGAGTCTCATGCGTTTAGGGATGAGTCAAGGCAATCGTTATTTAACTTGACTAAGATATACCAACAGATTGACTACAACGACTCGATGATAAAGGACCGCGTCATTACTAGAGGTTACTTCCATTGGAAAGGTGGAGTAAAAGATAGCGAGGTTATTTGGACGCCTGACCCTAAGGGTAGGTTCTATGTGTCATGGATTCCTGAGCAGGGATTAAGAAACCGTATTGTATACAAGAACGGAAGAAGGTTCCCGGCAAATGAGCATATCGGTGCGTTTGGATGTGACCCCTATGATATCTCTGGAGTAGTAGGTGGTGGTGGATCTAATGGTGCACTACATGGGCTAACTAAATTCCATATGGAGAAGGCTCCTACAAATGAGTTCTTTTTAGAGTATGTGGCTAGGCCACAAACAGCAGAGATATTCTTTGAGGATGTATTGATGGCATGTGTATTCTACGGTATGTCGATACTTCCTGAGAACAACAAGGCCCGACTGTTATATCACTTTAAGAATAGAGGGTATAGGGGTTATGTAATGAACAGACCTGATAAGCAGACACACAAGCTATCTAAGACCGAATTAGAGCTTGGTGGAATACCTAACTCATCTGAGGATGTTAAGCAGGCTCACGCGGCAGCTATTGAGTCTTATATCGAGGAGTATGTTGGTTTAGATAGCGAGGGAACTTATAGAGATTCTGATGTGATGGGATCTATGTACTTTACTAGAACTCTAGAAGATTGGGCTCGATTTGATATTAATAATAGAACAAAACACGATGCTTCCATCAGTTCAGGTTTAGCCATTATGGCTACACGCAAGTATATGTTTACACCTGAGAAGAAGGAATCAAAAATAAGTATTAAATTTGTAAAATACGATAATCGTGGAAACAGAAGCGAAATAATAAAATAATGGAGAAACCACAAGTTTTAATTTCCCAAAGGCCGTTCCCGAATCAGATGGCTACCGACGAAGAGAAAGCTACTTTCGAGTACGGTCTTAAGGTAGCAAAGTCTATTGAGGGTGAGTGGTTCAAAAGAAAAGCAAATTCGTGTAGGTTCTATCATCAGTGGGGGGAATTCCACCGATTGAGGCTATACGCAAGAGGAGAGCAGCCAGTTCAGAAATATAAAGATGAATTGTCTATTAACGGAGATATGTCTATGTTGAACTTAGACTGGTCTCCTATTCCCATTATTCCCAAGTTCGTAGACCTTGTTGTAAACGGTATGTCTGAGCGTCCTTATGCTATCAAGGCAGAGGCTCAAGACGTTATGTCGGCTGAGAAAAAGAATATCTTCCAGGATATGATCGAGGCTGATATGGTAGCAAAAGACTTCCTTCAGTTAACTAAAGAGGAGTTTGGTGTTGATGCATTTAATGTTGATCCAAACGAACTACCTGAGAATGATGAAGAGTTGTCGTTGTACATGCAATTGAAATACAAACCAAGTATTGAGATCGCAGAAGAGGTAGCTATCGACACGTTGCTCAAAATGAATGAGTATGAGTATACTAAGAAGTTATACGACTATGACGTTACCACTATCGGTATTGGAGCTGTAAGACACACATTCTTAGTAAACGATGGTGTTAAGGTTGACTACGTTGACCCAGCTAATATGATCTACAGTTATACTGAGAAAAATGATTTCTCTGACTGTTATTATTTTGGTGAGGTTAAAATGGTTCACTATACTGAGCTACTTAAAATTGATCCTACACTTACAGACGAGCAACTTCAAGAAATTAGAAATGCTAGTTCTGCATGGTATGATTACTTCCCTATTGTAAGAAATTACCAAGACGACTCATTCTTAAATGAGGTAGTTACATTACTATACTTTAACTACAAGACTGACAAACGTTTTGTATGGAAAAAGAAGATACTTGAGAATGGTGGAGAGAGAGTCATTCGTAAGGATGAGTCATTTAATCCAATTATCGAAGACGGAATGCTATATGAAAAAGTAGAAGCCGTTCGTGATGTTTGGTATGATGGTATCCTTGTAGGTGGATCTAATATCCTTGTCAAGTGGGAGATGATGAAGAACATGGTTAGGCCTAAGTCTGCTAGTCAGAAAGCGCTTCCTAACTATGTGGTACATGCCCCAAGAATGTATAAAGGAAACATCGAATCTTTGGTTCGACGTATGATTCCATTTGCTGATCAGATTCAGTTAACTCACCTTAAGTTGCAACAAGTCATGGCACGAGTTGTCCCTGATGGTGTATTTATCGATGCCGATGGTATCAATGAAGTTGACTTAGGTACTGGTGCAGCATACAACCCAGAGGATGCGTTGAAGCTATACTTCCAAACAGGTAGTGTTATAGGACGTAGTTATACTCAAGAAGGTGAGTTTAACAATGCGCGTATTCCTATCCAAGAGTTAAATACTAACTCAGGACAAGGTAAGATGGCCGCATTGATTGGTAACTACAACCACTACTTAAATATGATCCGCGATGTGACAGGTATTAATGAGGCTAGAGATGCATCTACCCCTCATCCTGATGCATTGGTTGGTGTTCAAAAATTAGCTGCATTAAATTCAAACACAGCAACTAGACATATCCTTGAGTCAGGATTATACACTACTAAACGATTAGCTGATTGTTTATCAGTTCGTATCGCTGACGTATTAGAATACTCTGACTTTGCTGAGGAGTTTGCTATGCAGATCGGTAAGTACAATGTGGCTATATTAAACGACATTAAAGACTTATATCTACATGACTTCGGTATCTTTATTGACCTTGCTCCAGATGAGGAACAGAGAGCTCAGCTTGAGGCAAACATTCAGATATCACTTCAACAACAAACAATTGACCTAGAGGATGCGATTGACATTCGAATGATCAATAATATTAAGTTGGCTAACGAGATGCTTAAAGTTAAACGTAAGCGTCGAATAGAGCAACAGCAGAAACAAAAAGAGATGGAGTTCCAAATGCAAATGCAATCGAACATCCAATCTCAACAGGCTGCGTCTGAACAGAAAGCACAACTTATCCAATTAGAATCACAATCAAAAATGCAACTTAAGCAAGCTGAAACTGAATATAGAATTCAAGAGATGCAGGCAGAGGTTGAACTTAAGCGTCAATTAATGGATATTGAGTTCCAATATAACATGCAATTAAAAGGCATGGAGGGACAGGTTATCAAGGATAGAGATATGGACAAAGAGAAGGCAAAAGACAAACGAGTTGACTTGCAAGCTACACGCCAATCTGAGTTAATTAATCAAAGACAAAACAATTTACCTCCTAAGAATTTCGAGAGTACTGAGGATAGTCTTGACGGATTTGACTTAGAGTCTTTTGGACCAAAATAGACGTAAGTAAATAATACTTAACTTTGTAACAATTAAATCCAATTATAATGAGTGAATTTACAGTAAGAACAGTTGACTACGAAGAAAAGTCACTGGCAGAAAAAGAGACAGAATTATTAAAGGCGCATGAAGAGCAATCGGAGGAAACTCCAACAATTGATCTTTCAAATGTTGAAACGCAAACAAATGCACCTATAGACACACCTCCGGCAAACGAGCCGGTTGAATTAGACGAATCTACTGTTGTATCTTACTTAGGTAAGAGATGGAATAGAGAAATTAATTCATTAGATGATTTAGCTGAGCAACGTTCAGTTAATGAAGATCTACCTGAAGACGTTTCCGCATTCCTTAAATACAAGAAAGAAACTGGACGTGGTATTGAAGACTTTATTAATTTAAATAGAGACTACAACACCATGGATCAGGATACTTTGCTTCTTGAATATAATCGAGAACAAAACAAAGGCCTAGACTTAGAAGACATTAAGTTTGATTTGGAGGCTAAGTTTGGTTACGATGAAGACTTTGATGACGAAAAGGAAATCAAGAAAAAACAAGTAGCAAAGAAAAAAGAGCTTGCTAAAGCTAAGGAGTATTTTAATCAACTGAAGGATCAGTACAAGGTTCCGCTTGAGTCAAGGGAGACCTTTGTTCCGCAAGAAGAAAGAGATGCATACTCTGCTTACAAGAAACAGATAGAGTCTGGAGCTGAAGCCCAGGAAGACCAAGCAAAGAAGTCGAAGTATTTTGCTGACAAAACAAATGAGTTATTCTCTGATAAATTCGAAGGTTTCGGATTCAACATTGATGAGAATAAGAAAGTTGTTTACACACCAGCAGATGCCAAGTCTTTGATTCAAGAGCAATCTAATTTATCGAACTTTGTAAATAAGTTCTTAAATGAAGAAGGTTACTTGAAAGATGCGGAAGTATTCCACAGAGCGATTGCTGTAGCCTCAAACCCTGAGAAATTTGCTAAGTTCTTCTATGAGAAGGGTAAAGCAGAGGCGGTTGATGGGATTGCTAAAGAATCAAAAAATATTGATATGGTTCGACAAGCACCCCAAGTAACTAATAAAGCTGAGGGTCTACAGGTTAGAGCATCTGAACCAAGTGGTTATGGTAACAGATTAGTTATTAAAAGTAAAAATAAAAACTAGAAAAAATGGCTGGTATTTTAGCAGGCACTCCTGGAGTAAGTTTAACTCCAAGTGCACAAAAAGTTGCTATTCCGGATAACTACATCACGGATTTCAACTTCTTAAATCAATTTCTTCCTGACACTTATGAGCAGGAATTCGAGCGTTACGGTAACCGTTCAATCGCATCTTTCTTGCGTATGGTTGGTGCTGAGCTTCCTACAAACTCTGACTTAATCAAATGGGCAGAGCAAGGTCGTTTGCATACAAAGTACACAAATGTTATCCCATCCTCTGCGGCTGGATCAGACACTGCGACTTTTACAATGCCAACAACGTCTCCAGTAACTCTTTGTAACTTCAGAGTAAACCAAACTGTATTCTTGTCTTCTCAGACAGTTGCTGCTAATTCAGCTAAAGCTGTTATTAGTGCAGTTGCAGCAGATGGTTCTACATTTACAGTTAAGTTTTACAATGCTGCAGGTTCTCCGTTTACAATTACAACTGAACTTGTAACAGCATTCGTTTATGGATCTGAGTTCCAAAAAGGTACAACTGGAATGGTTGGATCTTTAGAGGCACAAGATGTATTCTTCGATGTTAAACCAATCATCATCAAAGATAAGTACACTGTATCAGGATCTGATATGGCGCAAATCGGATGGGTTGAAGTAACAACTGAGAACGGAGCTACAGGATACCTTTGGTATATGAAGTCTGAGCACGAAACTCGTTTACGTTTTGAGGATTACTTAGAGATGGCAATGGTAGAGGGTGTTCCTGCTGAAGCAGCATCTGATGCATTAGCTTACTTATCTCCTTCAACTTCAACAACGTTTGCTGGTGGTACTGCTGGTTCAACTGCTGCTGGTACTAAAGGTTTATTCTACGAGATTGAAAACCGTGGTAACGTTTGGTCAGGTGGTATTCCATCTGCATTGTCTGACTTCGATACAATCGTACAACGTTTAGACAAGCAAGGAGCTATCGCTGAGAACACATTGTTCATCAACCGTCAGTTCTCTTTCGATATCGACGATATGTTGGCTGCACAAAACTCTTACGGAGCAGGTGGTACGTCTTACGGATTGTTTGATAACGACGAGCAAATGGCATTGAACTTAGGTTTCACTAGCTTCCGTCGTGGATATGACTTCTACAAAACAGACTGGAAATACTTGAACGACGCTACACTTCGTGGTGGTATCGTTGGTGGAGCTGTAAATGGTGTTTTAGTTCCTGCTGGAACAATGAACGTTTATGACCAAGTTCTTGGTAAAAACGCGAAACGTCCATTCTTACACGTTCGTTACCGTGCTTCTGAATCTGAAAACCGTCGTTACAAAACATGGATGACAGGATCAGCAGGTGGTGCACAAACAAGTGACCTAGATGCAATGGAGGTTAACTTCTTGTCAGAGCGTGCGCTTTGTACATTAGGAGCTAACAACTTCTTCATCTTCAAATAAGAAGAACAAATCAGAGAGGGGTTTCGGCTCCTCTCTATTTTTTATTGTAAATTAAATTATATCAAATGAAAAGAGTAAAACTAGATTCGAAAGATCGCACCTATCTTTTAAAAGGTGATTCAGCCCCATTAACTTATTTTATCTTATCTCGCGATACAAAGCGAAAGAGATTACTTTACTTCGATGAAGAAGAAGGAGTCAATCTTACATTAAGATATGCAAGAAATCAAAAGAGTCCATTTGAACACGAGCAAGATGCTAACGCAATCTTAGAACCAATCGTATTTGAAGATGGTGTTCTAATAGTACCAAAAACAAATCCAGTGCTTCAGGAGTTCCTGCATTACCATCCGGGTAATGGAACTGAGTTCTATGAGTTTGACTCAGAAAGAGATGCTCAAGAAGATGTTGAATACTTGGTATCTGAGATTGATGCATTAATTGCAGTTCGTGAGTTAACTCAAAATGACTTCAATAAATTAGAAGCTATTGCTCGATTAGTATTAAACGGAAATGTTGATACAATGAGTTCGGCTGAAATTAAACGAGACATGATGTTATTCGCTAAACGCTATCCTCAAGACTTTATGGAGGTATTAGATGATCCATCATTATCAATCAACAATATTGCATTCAAGGCAATCTCTGAAGGATATCTTACATTTAGAAATGGTAAGGATATCTACTATAATTTGAAAGACAATAAGAAACGTTTATTGACTGTTCCATTTGGAGAGGATCACATCTATGTGTTGGCTTCATTCTTACAGTCAAACGAAGGTTTAGAGTTGTATAAATTCTTGGAAGAAAAGATTTCTAATAATTAGTATATTTGTACTTTATAAACCCATTAATTTTTTAGACATGGAAAAATTTATTAGTATCCCGGTTACTAGTCAACCAAACCAATTAATTTCAGCTGATAATGTTATTTTAGTTGCATCAGGATTAGGTTCTGCAAATAGCAGTGGAACTGCTACTACAACTACAATCACTTATACAGGTGGAAAAGTAGTTACATTGACTCATGCAGCTCAAGTTGCTTTCAGTATGCGTACTGCTATTCAAAATGCAATCAATGATGCATTGCAAACATCTTGGACAAATGTGACATATGTTGCAACTGTTCCTCAAGCTGTTAGTGCGGTTACTGTGGCATAATAGTATACATCCTACTACTGAGAAGGCACTTTTTAATCGAAGTGCCTTTTTTTATTTATCTTTGTAAAAAGCAGACACATGATTAATGATGTTCGAAATATCGTTTTATCCATACTAAACAAAGAGAATAGAGGCTATATAACTCCTATGGAGTTTAACCTATATGCTAAGCAAGCTCAGTTAGATATATTTGAAAACTATACCTTCTTGTATAGCAACGCAATCAATAAGCAGAACGCTCGTATGCATGGAGAGGGGTATACTGACATCCCAAAAAACATTGGTGAAGTAATTGACTCTTTTTCTGAAAGAGCTTCATTGAGTTATAATTCTCCTTACTTTACACCTCCTTCAGATTACTATTTCTTAGATAAAATACTTTACAATAATAGTATTGAGGTTGAGAAAGTTAGTCATAGAAAGATAAACTATTTATTAAACTCTAATCTAACGGCACCTACTGTATCTTATCCTGTTTATACATTGGCTAATGATGGTATTATAGTGTATCCAACTACAATTACTACTAATGTAACAACTCAATATATAAGATATCCAAAAGATCCTAACTGGACTTATAATACTATAGGTAATGGTGAACCTGTATTTAGTGCATCTGCATCAGGGTATCAAGACTTTGAACTACCAAACAGCGACTTTGCTAATTTGGTCGTAAAGATTTTATATTATTCAGGTGTTCAAATTAGAGAAGCAGATGTAGCACAAGCTGCAAAAAGTGAAGAGGTACAAGACGCACAACAAAAACAATAATAGATGGCTTACATTAGTAATTATCAGTACTACACAAATAATGGAAATATTCCTGAAGATGCTAACTGGGGATCGTATCAGTATGTAAGTTTGGCTGACATTGTAAATAACTTTATCCTTATGTATGTAGGGAATGATAAGTTAGTTAATAATGTTGACCGCTGGACAATATTGTTTCATGCCAAGAGAGCAGTTCAAGAGTTAAACTATGACGCATTAAGAAATATTAAGGTACTTGAGTTTGAGATGGGTGACAACTTAAAGTTAGTTATGCCACCTGACTACATTAACTATGTAAGAATCTCAATGCTTCGTGGAGGTGTTCTATTACAACTAACTGAGAATAGATCAGTTATGTCAGCTACTGCATACCTACAAGATAACCAAGGAGATATTATCTTTGACTCAAATGGCAACGTGGTAGTTGGTCAATCAAAGCTTGACATATTAAACCAAGAACAACAACTTTATACAGGCACCGGACCATACAATGGATCATACGGATGGAACTATGACGGAAATTGGTATTTTGGTTACAACGTTGGTGCACGTTATGGGATGGACCCATCCTACGCGAACTCAAACCCTAAGTTCACAATCAACAAAGCAGCCGGTGTAATTGACTTTTCATCAGGCGTTAAAAATTCATTTATCGTTTTGGAATACATTTCAGACGGAATGGAGAACGGAGATGACAGCTTAATTACTATAAACAAGTTAGCTGAGGAGTATATATACAACTACCTTAAGTGGGCTTTATTAAGTAACAAATATGGTGTACAAGAGTACATTGTAAATAGAGTTAAGAAAGAGAAGACAGCTTCACTTAGAAATACAAAGATTAGATTAAGTAACCTACATCCTGCTAGACTTCTTATGAGTCTTAGAGGCAAGGATAAATGGATTAAATAACTATGGCTGAAATAGAAAAAAAGTTTTTATCCGGTAGGATGAATAAAGACGTGGACAAACGTCTTGTTGCTGATGGGGAATATTTGGATGCTGTAAACGTTACTGTTAATACATCCGAGGGTTCAACTATCGGAGCTGCTCAGAATCCTTATGGTAATGAAAGAATTGCTTATATAAACGATATACTTGCAGCTCGTGGTTTAAGTTCAATATCAAACCCAATTGTTATTGGAGCTCTACCATATGAGGCTATGAACTTAATCTATTGGTTTGTTACATCGGATAATTTTGATGGTATATTTGAGTACAACGAGCTAACAGGAGACACTGTATTAGTATTAGGTAGTACTACCGGACAACTTAACTTCAATGGTAGATATATTATCACCGGAGTTAACTACGTCTATAATGAGAACGGCAGTCTATTGTTTTGGACGGATGGTTATAATCCACCAAGACGTATAAATATCAGCAGATGTAAGACGTATAACATCAGTGATCCAAAGATTAGTGATGATATTAATGTTGTACTTAGACCGCCATTAAGCGCTCCTTATATCAGATTATCAAATACTAACACTGTAGACCTTAGGCCAAATAATATTGAGCAGAAGTTCTTGTACTTCAGTTATCGATTTAAGTATGTTGATAACGAGTATAGTGCTATGTCTCCATACTCGGCCGTATGTTTCCACCCTAAGCAATTTTCTATTGACGTAGAGACTGGCGAAAATAAAGGAATGGTAAACATATACAATCAGATTAACTTAGAGTTTGAGACTGGAAATCAGTTTGTTAAGGAGATACAATTACTCGTAAGAGATACAAGCGGATTGAACGTTCGGATTGTAGACTCATTTAATAAAGATGAACTGAATATATCAAATAACGCCTCTTATGGTTTTACATTCATGAATAACAAGACGTATGCAGCTCTACCGGCTGATCAGACGACTCGTTTATTTGACAACGTTCCATTATTGGCTTCAGCACAAGAGATTATTGGTAACAGATTAATCTATGGAGACTATACTCAATTTAGAGATATTACTTCATGTGATAATGAGTTTATTAATATCAACTATAAGGTAGGTTATAGCTCTGAAACTATAACATCAGGCACACCTGCTCAAACATTTAGAAGTGATCGTGACTACGAAGTTGGTATTGCATATGCTGATGATTATGGGCGTATGACTACAGTACTTACTTCAAGCAATACTAACAATATAAATGATAAATCTAGTAGTGTATATATACCACCTGCTGTTTCTGATCAAGCAAATAGTTTAGTAATGACTATAAATAGCCCTGCTCCATGTTGGGCAACTAATTATAGAATATTTGTTAAACAAGCAAGGGGTGATTATTATAATATCTTTCCAAGAACATTTATAAAAGATGGTAACTATAGGTATTTCTTAATTAATGAGGCTGATCGTGATAAGATTGTAGTTAATGACTATATCATATTCAAGACGTTTGATAATGGTCCTACTCATTCAAATAAGCAGTTTAAAGTACTTGAGCTTGAATATAAAACGGCAAATTTTATTCTTGGATCTAATGCACTTGAAGGTTTATATTTTAAGATTAAAGCCACAGCTGCTGATACTTTTTTAAACGCACAAGTTCAATCTAGTTATGGTTTCTTAGGAAGCGGTAGAGGCCCTGACGGCAATTCAGGCAATAATAGCACACCAGCGGTTGTACAAAATAATTCATCTTTTGTATGTCCTGTTGTGTATTATTCATCTACCGGTGATAACACAATTCAAAATACAGGTCCAACTGTAAATGTTAATGCCCTTACAAATGCAGGAGCAGGTGATTCTAGATTTACTATAGAGATATTAACTCCTACTACATTTAGATGGACTATAGGTGTTAATCCTTCTAATCCAACTTGGGTAGCTACATTACCTATAACAACATCAAATACATTATTAAGTGCCGCTGGTACATCTATTAGTATAGCATTTACGGCTTCATCTGGTTATAGTATTGGAGATAAATTTGTATTTAATGTTAGGGGTAATGGAAATCTTAAAGGCACTCCTAGTCAACCTGCTGGTAATTATGGATTACCTTCTAATCTTGGATCTGCTAATAATTTTATATATAATCCTCCTTATAATCCTAGTACTTATGGAGGTCACTCAGCACTTAAAGGACCTGGACCTATATTCCCTGGAGCTGTTATATCTATAAATATTTTAAATGATGGACCAGGTGTAAATGCACCCGGACAAAATGCTAGTAGCATGTCATGGACATCAACAAATTACTACATAAATATAGAAGAGTGGTTTTGGATGTCGGGTGCTTATCAAACATTTACACAATACAATCAAAATGGAACGAATGTAGGTGCGAATGCTGTTACATTTAGACATGGATCTGATTTAACCTCTTTTTACAACATGGGTTCAAATGTAATAAAAGTTAATAGTACAGGTGCTAATTGGATGTTGATTAGAGGATTTGGTAAAAAACAAGGAGGTAGTGCTAATTTAATTGAAGCTAAATTAACTGTTACACAAACCCCTCCAAATAGACAATTAATTGCTGAAACTGTTCCAAGAGAAAGTGATCTTGATATCTTCCATGAATTAAGTCATACTTATCCTGTTGAGAGCGGTAAACACATTGTACTTTGGCATTATGATACATCAATATCAAATGCATTAGGTACAAAATTATCCAATGTAGATCATAAATTTCCTCATTATTTTAGCGTAGGTGACATGGTTTATATTAGAGCAAATAATATACCACTTGACTTCTATGAAGTGTTAGATACACCTGATAGATATACTGTTATAATTGACTTCCCTTTCCCTGGATCAAATCAATCAGGATCAATAGCATTCAATGATACTGATCAAGATCAAGGAGCTGGCCTAAATCCTGCTCAATTAAATATTAACAACTCTAACTTTAAGAATAGTGACTACAATGCCTTTGCATATGGTAATGGACTTGAGTCATATAGAATTCTAGACGATTTCAATGCTCCTAGAATGGACTATAGTTTAAGAGCTAGCACTATTATTGAGGATTATGAAGAGGAACATAAGTATGCTTCTCTAACGTATAGTGGTTTATATCGAGGTGATTCGTCAATCAATCGACTGAACGAATTTAATTTATCTCTAGCGAATTTCAAAAATCTTGATAAATCATTCGGTCCAGTAAGAAAACTATTCGCTCGTGATACTGACCTATTGGTATTACATCAAGATAAAATTACCTCAGTTTACTATGGTAAGAACTTACTAGTTGATGCTGTAGGAGGAAGTCAAGTCGCTTCAGTTCCTGAAGTACTTGGTACACAGATAGCTAGTCAGAGCGAATATGGTATCAGTGACAATCCTGAAAGTTTTGCGGTTTGGTCTAATAATTACTACTTTGCTGATGCTAGAAGAGGTGTGGTATTAATGATGACAGGATTCGATGTTGTTGAGATATCTGAAAATGGTATGCGTGACTACTTCATTGACTTCTTTAGTCTTGCCCCTAATACTCAGAAGTTAGGTGGGTATGATCCTCATAATCAGACGTACATGATTTCGGGTAACAATATAGAAAGAAATTCATGCCGAACTTCAATAACACCTGGAGTTAGAACAGTCCCTGGTATAACATTAGGACAGAGTTATTTTATGTTTAGCATTAACTCAGTTACCTCATGGACTGTTGAGCTTGTTGATATAGGATCCGGAACAAACTGGGTAAATTTACCTCCTTATTGCATGTCAGGATCAAACTCTCAAGACATATATGCAAATGTTCAAAACAACTTGACTGCATCGTCTAGAAGCGTTAAATTTGTTGTTACATATTGTGGTCTAGAGTTAGAATTTATTCTTACTCAAGGACTAGGTAAATTAACTGACATTGGGCTAATTGCTTTTAATAAAGAGAAATAAAATGAGTAAAACGAAACAAGCATTTGAATATACTGGAAGCAGTGAATATACAATTGACAATACAATATTAAGTAGTAGTGGAATAGCATTATTCGATACAGCTACTGGTGTTGGAGGTGTAGATTATATACCGTACAATGGATCAACAGTAACAGTAAAGGCAGGTGATATTTATGGAGACTACAGAGAGTTAGCCCCTACACTAAACAATAAATTGTATTACTTAGTTTCTGATATTCAATATACTAGTGAAGACAAGACATTAATACTTTCTCTAGCTACTGAGATACCTGTCTATTTTAACGGTACTGAGTTTGAAGGAACGTTTGTATTCAATAATCCAAATAACTATACATACGTTTATTTACTATGGGACTATGAAGATAAAATGGATTCAGTTGTATCTTACTTGGGACAAACTGATTCTAGGGCAATTGGCTTTGAGTTAGGAACTGATATCGGAAGAGCTGGAATATCTTATAACTTAATGGATCCTGATCAACCTACAAGATTTCAGGTTGAATGGAATGGAACAATTATAAGAGACTCGTTGTATGTTGGTGTAAATAGCTTAGCAAATTATAATGCATTAATTGCTGCTGGTATACCTGAAGATGAAATTGGTTTAGTTTATCCATATAATGGACTAGTTAACAATGGTGTTGGGACATTGGAATTCTTTAAAGATACTTCTGAGTCAACTTCAAATCTTATTGTATCATCACCATTTACTAATTCACTATGGATTGTAAATAAGATTAGTACATACCTCACTCCATTTTACTTAGACACTACGGATGGTACTTCATCTGATGTATGTACTCAATGTCCAACTGACTTAATGTATCATAATGGAGCTAATGCGTTGCCGGCGGTAAATGACGTTATTTTTACCGTATCAGACGGTAGTGAACGGTATGTTAATACTAATACACTACACATGATTGATACTGTCACTTGTACAGTACCAAGTCCAACTAACAAGACATATATTGAACTTGATGATGTAGGCACAGTTATAAGTGTTGAGGGTTGTAATTGTTATGAGTATGCTGTTCCTTTTATTTATGAAGGAACTATAACATCTACGTCTGATGTTCAGTCATTTGAAGAAATTAATGTATTAAACAATCCAACATCATGGGCAGTTGTTTCAGATAATTTTAAAGACGGTATTACATTTGCTGATGGTGTTGTTTCATTTAATAATGCACCAACAGGAACATATAGATTAATCATTAATGCAACCAATTGTTTTGGAACGTCTGACGATACATTGATCAATATTGTTGTCTTATCCTCTTCAAATGCTCAGCCTTGTCTTATCGACGTAGAGCAATTTAAGGAGGTGGCTTCTGACGCATGTGGTGTTATTCCAACGTTTACTGAACTGTACTTCACAGGAACAGGTCCGGTGCCTACAGCTAAGGATACTGTGTATTATGACCCTGCTTTATCTAGACCATTTATGGGTGGTGAGAAGTGGTATTATCTAGATAATTCAGCTCAGGTTCTTCAGATTGATCAAGACGGTACCGTTATGGCAACTTTTAATTGTCCTGGAGCTACAACAACTACTACTAGTACAACCACAACAACATTACCGGCAGGTGATTACTTTACAGCTACATCTTGTCAAGATCCAACAATTGAAGTAACACTATTAGATACTACCGTTGGAGGTGCTACCATAAGTGATACTGTTAAGACTGAAGATGGTAATTGTTGGTATATTACCGACTCAATTGCCGCTACATATCCATATTTTTTAACTGAGAATCCATTAGTTGTATACGGAGATTGTACGGCATGTAGTGGTACAACAACTACAACAACTACAACAACTACTACAACAGTCGCTCCATTGATAGCATTTAGCCTAGACTTAGACGCTCAAGTTTCTTTTAGAAATGCATGTAATCAGACAGGTGGAACGACAACATTCTACTTCAATAGTTTGGCAGTAGATAGTTTTGTTTACTACGACTTGGCAGGTACAACATTATTTGATGGTGACTTTAAGTGGTTTAAAGCTGTTTACCTAGCAAATACATATGCACTATTAATAGCAAATACCGGTCAGATACTTGATCTATATAACTGCTCAACAAGTACAACTACTACATCTACTACGACTGTACCTAAATACTACTACAGATCTATTCTTTGTGGAACTATGGATTATAAGGTACTTGAATTCACATCATTTGATCCGCTTCCCTTAGGGGCTGTAGTAAAAGATAGTGATGGAGTTTGTAGTACGTTAGAATCAGTTCTATCACCAACAAGCCCAGATGCATATATATGGTATTCATACGGAAGTTGTTTTGAGTGTTTGTCATCTATTCCTACGACGACTACTACAACTAGTACAACAACGACTACAACAACGACTACCACAACCACGACAACGACAGCACCTCCTCTTACATTATTGATACTATCAAGTAATGTTAATAGTGCTGACGTCTGCACTGTGTTAAATATTGAAAATTTTTATGTCAATGGTGCAATTGGTGTTCCTGGAAATAGTATCTTTACAAACATATTAGGATCTGATCCTGCTCCATCAGGTTGGTACTTGCAGATTATTACAAACATTGCATACGAATGGGATGGAAGTGATTGGACCGGTGGTTCAATATCTTGTTAATGAGGACACTTAGAATGATTTCTGCGCAACCTGCGCTAGACTATTATGCTTGGCAAGTTGAGGCTTATATCCACAACTTCACATCGCTAGGATATAAAAATATTGATGTCATTGCAGGATATCAGGATGATATTCCTGAGTCATGGCAGAAGCTTGTGGAGAACTATTCAGATGTAGCTCACTTCTACTTTTATGAGGATACTTTAGGTAAATGCAACTATCCTCCTGCTATTCAAGCACATATACTTAAGAAGCATTTTGAATTGCATCCATCAAATGATGCGTTCTTTTTCCACGACTCTGATTTTATATTTACAAAGTACATGGACTTTAGTCCTTACTTGGCTGATGATACATGGTACTTCTCTGATACTGTGTCATATATAGGATATGATTACATCATGAGTAAAGGCGAGGAAGTGTTAAGCGCTATGTGCAACCAAGTTGGCATAAAGAAAGAAATTGTTAAGGCGAACAAACACAACAGCGGAGGAGCTCAGAAGCTAATGAAGAACCTAACGTCAATATATTGGAGGAAGGTAGAGCTTGATGCTAAGGCTTTATACAATCTTTTAGTCAGAATGCAGAACGTAAAGAAGGAAGGCGATCCATACGGCATACAGTCATGGACGGCAAGTATGTGGGCCGAACTATGGAACGCTTGGTATTTTGGTAAGCATGTAGAGGTGATCAAGGAGTTCGACTTCTGCTGGGCTACTTGTCCGATCAGTAGATGGGATGATGTATACTTCTTTCATAATGCCGGAGTGCAGAACAATAAGCAAGATATGTTCTATAAGGCTGACTACATGCATAAGCTTCCGTTTGGTACTGATCTTAAGCTCAGTGATAAACGATGCTCTTACAACTACTATCAGCTGATAAAGGAAATGAAAAGCTGTTTGGTCTAAAATTCGTAAATTTGTATCTATGGAAGATATGCTATCTTATTATAACTACGCCAATGGATGGACATCCAGATGGTCGTATGTACCCGAATGGATGGTTCACATGAATAGCAATTTCTATACATTCAAAAACGGAAGTCTATACCTACATAATCTTAATCCTGTCCGTAATAACTTTTATGGTGTTCAGGAGGTATCTACATTAAGTACCATATTTAATATTGAACCGACTACAATTAAGAAGTTCAAGAACTTATCTCTAGATAGCAGTCACGAATGGAAGGCTACTATGCATACCAACTTAGACGAAGGGTTTATTGACTATGACTGGTATGAAAAGAAAGAAGGCAAATGGTATGCTCATATAAGAAGACCATCGGGAGATATTGACTATTCATTATTATCTACTCAGGGTATTGGAAATGTAAACCAAATTATCAGTTCATCTATTTTCTTTATTTCTCCTATACAGGTTCATCTTAATCAGGGTGATACGGTATGTAAAATAGTTGGAACTTCATTAGTAACACTTGGAACTGTAGCATCATTTTCAGAATACTCGATAGATCTTACAGGTGTTATAGTAGCTCCATCACTTGGAGATAAAATAGTTATCATAAAAAATGCAATATCAGAGTCATTTGGTCCTAGAGGATACTACCTACAAGTGGACCTTGAAAATGACAAAAGCTATGAAGTAACATTGTTTGCTGTTGGGGCATCGTTATTCAAAAGTTTTCCTTAAATTTGTGTATGGAAGTTAGGTTCTTAAACGAAGGTGATTACGATGTGTTGTCATCTTGGTGGAAGGATTGGAGATGGACTCCACCACCACGAGATTTTCTACCACAGGACGCAACCGGTGGTGTGATGGTATCGAAGGATGGGATTGAAATATGCGCAGGGTTTATATACTTTACAAACTCAAAGACAGCGATTATAGAGTTCATCGTATCTAACTTTCAGTATAAGAATAAAGACAGAAAAGAGGCTATAGAGTTTCTTATAAATACACTTACTGAGCTAGCGAAAGAAACGAACGGCTGTAAGTATATATATACATCTCTAAAGAACCAAAATCTGTTGAACAGTTTTTCAGCTTGTGGCTACCATGCAGGTAGCACCGGTTGTATAGAAATGATAAAAACACTATAATATGGCAGCAGTCACATCAACATTAGTAGCATTAGGAGGAGTTGGTCTATCGGCCGCTCAAGCTATTAAAGCAAACAAAGACATGAAGAAGGCCGCATCTCAGTATGACTTGGCCAATAAGAACCTCAAAGCAATTAAGGAGACGAATCAATTTAAAGGCGTTCAGGTTCCTAGACTTGGTTTTGAGTTAGCTCAACAAGGTCAAGATCAACAAACCCAACAAGCAATCGCGGCCCTTCAGGGAACTGGTGCTGAGGGTATCATTGGCGGTATCGGTCAATTGGTTGGTGCAGGAAACGAAGCTTACTTACAACAAGCTGCTCAAGCAAATCAAACTCAGTTCCAAAGAGATATGGCTCAAGCAGAGGCAGGTCAAGGAATTGAGGCTAGACGAGCTGAGAGAGAATACAACATTGGAACTAATGAGGCAAATGATGCTAGTCTTAGAAGAGCTGAATCAGAGGCAAATAGAAATGCTGCTATTGGCAGCGCATTTGGCTCATTGGGTGCTGCAGCTGAGGGTATTGATGGTATGATTAATCTATACAAAAATAAAGACTTAGGAGCTAATGCTCAAAGAAAGCCTGGTATGGGTATTGGTGTTTTAAAACAATTACCTGTAACAAACCAACCACCTGCTGGTAATCCAGCAATATTTACTCCAGGAGCGTCGATGTTCAATATGATGGGTATGCCTGCTTTAAATTCCACACCATATGGCAACTAGACAAGATTATTACGGATACATGCCGTCGGCAGAAAGACTAGATTTAGGTAAGTTGGCAACTGATTTATCTAAGAAAATATCCGGTATTGGTGAGAGACGCGAACTTGAGAAGGAACAACTTGATCAGATTCAAGCAGACAATAATAAAATCATTCGTGATACTGAGCTTGGCAAAAGCCAGACATTCCAAACGATGACATTGAATGCCGCGCAGAATGGTGTTCAAAAGCTTAATGAGTGGAATAAGTTGCTAAAGGCAGGTCAACTAAGTCCTAAGGAGTATAAGCAACGAATGAATACCATGATGGAGAATTGGGGTACATTCGCTAATACTGTTAAGACATATGACTCCCGAATGGAGGAAATTCAGAAACAACAACAAGACGGTAAAGCTTCAGGAATAGGTGTTAGTGCTAATGAATACTTTGCTCAAATGTCTTCATTGAAAGACAAGGAAATATTTATTGACGAGACTGGAAATATGAGCATGGGTAAAGTTGATCCAAATACCGGTCAATTAGATCCTCAATCAGTTGAAAGCTTCAGATCAATGGCTCTACCTAGCAACATGGTATTTGATAAAGTTCCATTAGATGAAACTGTAAATGATACAGTTAAATTTTGGAAGCCATATATAGAAGAGCTAGGATTAACAACGATAGAAAGCGTTAAAAAAAATCCTGACATGGCTAGAAAAATGGCTGATCTTACAGGTGGCCTAACTAGTAATCCAAGACTTACGGCAAGTATACTTGTAGATAATACAGGTGAAGGATATGATGTTTATTTTGGACGAGAAGACTTCAATAATAAGATGGGTGAAATGATCCAAATTGAAAATGAAGCTAGGAGAATTGCAGGTGAAAGACCTATGAATCAAGCTGAACAAAATGAATTTGCAAGAGAAGCTTCGGGTAAATTGATTGAAATGCGTAAAGACGCTACAGACACTTATCAACCTGTTATCACAGATGATCAACTAAATAGAGCTAAGGAGGCGATTGAAGTTGCAGTATCCTTACAGCTTGGAG